TTATTAGATGATTATGTAAAACCTATGCTTACTTGGTTTACACAAAGTTCTTATTTACCATTTGCTATGTATCAAATTAGTAATGGAGGTGTATTTAAACATAGAAGTGAAAACTCAGAAACTATTTCTTTAGAAGAAATGAGAATGATGTTAGCAAAAGTTACTGAAACAGCAGAGTTCTATACTAGAAGATTTGTTGACTACATGGATTATAATAGCACTTTATACCCAGAATACGTTTCTTCTACAAATGGAGAAATGTACCCTGATAAAGATGTTAATTTTAATTCTTGGGTACTTTAATGAGAGATAAAAAGATAAAAACATATAAACCAAAAGAAAGTAATGTAGTTAAATTAGATACTTTCTTACAAAAATTAAACAAAGATGGCAAACACAATAGACTGGGCAAAGATATACTGTAGCACTGAATGGGGTGATACAGCAAACGAGAGTACTTTACATATTGATTCACAACCAACTTGTTTTGAATAATGGCTACACTTTCAGGAAATAAAATAAAAGATACTTATCAGTCGCTTGTAAAGTTCTCTGATAATGGAAACATAACAACTTCAGCTAAACAATTAACTGATGGTTTTGGTAATAACTCACCTATGTTTGTATCTACAACACAAGTAGGAATAGGAGTAACACCAGAATCAGGATTAAATCTTCACGTCTTTGGAGATGCTAAAATAGGTAGCAATCTAACAGTCATTGGAAACTTAGTAGTTGAAGGAAGCACTACAACAGTAGGAACAGATACATTAACGGTAAAAGACCCTTTAATTGTATTGGCAAACAATAACACCTCTACAGACGCAGTTGATATAGGTTTTTATGGCAAATACACGCCTTCAGGTACTACATTATACTCAGGACTGTTTAGAGAAGCTCTAACAGGTAAATACAGGTTATTTAAAGGATTAGAAGACGAACCTACTACAACAGTAAACACAGGAGGAACAGGATATGCTGTAGCTACTTTAATTGGTGATTTAGAAGGTACTTTAACTGGTGTAATTGCATCTACTACTACAGCTACTACTCAAAGTGCAAACGATAATTCAACTAAGGTAGCAACTACTGCTTATGTAGACAATCAAGTAGGGTTATACGATACGCTTAGTGAAGTATTAGCTAATGGGAATACTTCAGGAGCTAATGATATTATAATGGAAGACGGTCAGAAAGTAAACTTTGGTACTGATTCTGACTTAGAAATGTATCACGATGGTACAGACGGTTATATTGACAATATAAATGGAGAGTTAATCCTACAAAATAATAGTGACAATAAAAAGATAATATTTAAAAGCGACAATGGTATTGGAGATATTACAGAATATTTTAGAATAGACGGTAATATCAATAGAAATGTTATAACAGTTACAACTCAATTAAATGACGATGTGCCATTAATATTTGGTGATGGTGCTGCAAGACCAAGTATAAAATACGATTCAACAGCTACTGATTTAATTGTTAGTACTAATGGTTCTACTGCATTAACTATAGATACCTCTCAAAATGCTACATTTTCAGCAGACTTAATTGTTAATACAGATACTTTATTTGTAGATTCAACTAATAGTCAAGTAGGTATAAACAATGCAAGTCCTTCAGGATTTACAAGTGATGCTAAAGATTTGATAATTGGAGATGGTACAAGTAATAGAGGATTAACAATATATTCAAGTAGTTTAGCTTATGGTCACTTATTCTTTCAAGATGCTGAATCAAGTAGTAGTACAAATGGAGGTTTTATTTCTTATACTCACGTTGGAGATGCTTTTGAGATTGGTGTAGCAGGAGCAGGATTAGGAGCAGGTAGTTTAAGTATAGGTTCTCGAATATATACAAGAAAAGATTTTGTAGTTGATGCTACATACACAAATTTATTTGATACTCTTACTGTGGACGCTTCAACTGCAAAATTAGGAATAAGAAATAATACTCCTGCATACCCATTAGATGTCTATGGAGAAGCAAATATCACTTCAGATTTAATAGTAGACACAGATACTTTATTTGTAGATGCTTCAGAAGATTCTGTTGGTATAGGATTAACTAATCCTTCTGATTATACTGCTGATGAGTTAGTTATAAGCGTACCTGACGGAAGTGGAATGACTTTAGTTAGTGGAACTACAGATGCAGCTTATATAACATTTATGAGTTCAACAGGAGCTATTGCAACAAATGGCGGTTTTATTGGTTATGACCATAATACCGATACGCTAACTAATTTTGCACAAAGTAAAGTTTCTATATCTATATTAGAAGCTGAAGTTGCATACTTTACAGATACAGCTTTTTATGTAGATAAATTTACAACTATTGATGATAATTTAACTGTTAATGGAAACGTAGGAATTGGAGTAACAAACCCATCTGATTATTATGCTACTGCAAATGATTTAGTAGTTGGAGGAAGTAGTAATCACGGTATTACAATAGCAACTGGAACAGCAAGTACAGGTGCTTTACATTTTGCAGATGGAACGAGTGGTGCTGCTGAATATGCTGGATATATTGCTTATCAACATAGTGATAACAAAATGAAATTTGGTATAAATGCATCTGATAAATTGGTTATCGATAGTTCAGGAAACGTAGGAATTAATGATACAAATCCAAATACAGCAAATTTAAGTATTAAAGGACAGAGTACAGGTGTTAGCGCTAATTATCCAATGTTAAAGTTATTAGGACAAAACACAAGTTCAGATGGATTACATATAACTACAACTGGAAGTGGAAATGACTATTATGCAATTAAAGTTGCTACTGGTGGTAATTCAAGTGCTTTTAATGTAACAAATGCAGGAAATGTAGGAATTGGAACTGATTCGCCTGCTAATGCTGTTTCAGGTTTACATATTGCAGCCAATCAGAGTACAGACCAATTATATTTAGAAAGAACTGGTGGTGCTACTGGCAGGTATTATTTAGGAACAGCAAGTAATTCATTTTATATAGTTGATGATGCACAATCTGCTACAAGAATGGTTATAGACAGTTCTGGAAACGTAGGAATTGGAACTACTTCGCCTTCTTCAAGATTACAAGTAAAAGACTCACAAGATAGTAGTTTTGATAGCGGTATAGGTATTATAAGAAGCGCAAGTTCACAAACTGGATATATTAATATGGTTGGTGGTGCATTTAATTTTAATGCTCCAAGTGGTGTTCCTATTAGATTTAGAGATGGTGGAACAACAAATGTAACAATAGATGGTTCAGGAAACGTAGGGATAGGAATTGATTCTCCTATAACTGCAGGAGGTTTATATAAGGGAATGCAAATTAAAGCAGGTAATGGTGCTTCTTTAGTATTATCAAATACATTACATAACAATTATATATATACAGGAGGCACAACAGGAGAATTCTCTATTGAAGCATCTGAAGAATTTAGAGTTCGTACTAACGGTTCAGAAAGAATGCGTATAGATAGTTCTGGAAACTCAAATTTTTACGGAAATATCACTATATCTAAATCAACTCCATTTATAACACTTTCAAACACAGCAGAAGATGAATGTGGAATTGTAATGTTAGATAGTGCAGATGCAGGACAATCAGCTAAAATTACTTATGATGCAGGTTCAAGTAATTCGTTAAAATTCTATAATAATGCTTCTAATGAAAGAATGCGTATAACATCTGGGGGGAATGTTTTAATTGGAACTACTACAGAAAGTGTATATCAAAATACTACTGCAAATGATGGTGGTATTTCAATGATGGAAAGTGCGCAAGGATTTAGATTAGATGTTGCAAGAGATGGTAATTGTTATACTGCGAACAGACCAAGCACAACTGGAAATGTATTTGATTTTAGACAAGCTGGAGTTCAAGTAGGTACAATATCAATAACAAGTTCTTCAACTGCCTATAACACTACTTCTGATTACAGATTAAAAGAAAATGTAGTAGAAATGACTGGTGCTTTAGATAGGGTAAGTCAATTAAAACCAAGCAGATTTAACTTCATAGCAGATGCAGATAAAACAGTAGATGGATTCTTAGCTCACGAAGTACAAGAAATAGTACCTGAAGCTATTAGTGGAAAAAAAGATGCAGTAGATAAAGAAGGTAACCCAGAATATCAAGGAATTGACCAATCAAAATTAGTGCCATTATTAGTAGGTGCTATACAAGAATTACAAAAAAGAATAGAAATATTAGAAAATAAATAATTATGGCAAATACTTACAATTGGAGAATAAACGCATTAGATGCTAAGATTCACGAAAACGACTTAGACAATGTAATCTATACAGTACATTGGTCTTTTATAGGTCAAGACGATTCAGAAGAACCTGTATCAGCAAGTTCAATAGGTACTTTAGGTGTACAATACAATCCTGAAGACCCTTTTATTCAGTACGATGACTTAACTAAAGAAGATGTAGTTGGATGGTTAGAAGCTGGGCTTGATGTAGAAACAATGAAACAAAACATAGACAATCAAATAGAACTAAAAAAGAATCCTGTAGACGAAACATTACGTCCTGACTGGGATTAATTTAATATATTTGTAATATAACTATAAATTTAATAAAATGTCAAAAATTAGTAAAGAAGAATTAGAATCATTGTTAGAGTCAGAAAAGAAAGTTTCTGCTATTAAACACGACTTAGGTACATTAGATGAGCAAAAGCATAATCTATTACACGCTTTAGGTCAAGTTAGAGAAGAATCTAACAAAGTAAAGAAAGAACTTGAAGACAAGTATGGTAAAATCAATATCAACTTAAAAGACGGTTCTTACGAGGAAATAAAAGAAGATAAAGAATAACGCTATGGATTTTGCAGATATGAAGATATACCTTATAAACTCAATAGCTTTTGTAGTATCATTAACTGAGGTTGAGGTATGGTTAAAAATTATACTTCTAATCTGCACGATAGTATATACTATTCAAAAAACTAAGAAACTATGAGCAAAGAATTAAGCGAAGACAGTAAATTTGAAGTAAGTATAAAAACACTTGTTGCTATAGGGGTAGGATTATCTACTCTTATAGGAATGTGGTTTGCCTTACAGGCAGATATAGAGGAAGCTAAACAACTTCCAGAGCCTGAGATTTCAAGAACAGAGTATGATTTAAAAGACAAGCTCGTAA